TACTTCAGCAGTATAAATATCATCAGCAAAATCTTTAAGACCTGCTGCTCCTGCTGTAATTGAATCAACAATTGCTCCTGCAGCTAGTACAATAGCCATTGAATCTGTATCTACTTTCTTAGCAATTGCACGACCGATTGACTCAGCTTGAGCACTTTGTGAATCATAATGTACCATTGCTTTATCAAGATCAGTAATATAAGCATGAGCAACTGTTAAATCACCAATAGCGATTTCTCTTTCAGTTGCTTTTACGTTACCAACTGCAAGCTCTGCTGCATCATTAGCAATATCTACTGCAGAAGCATTACCAACAACAGGAAATGATTCTGATTTACCTGAATCAATTGTCTTATTAGTAATAAGTGCTTTCATAATATTTGTGTCTTGGAAATACTTTAGTACATCCGTTGAAAATTTCTTTGCAAACAACTCTCTATCAATTGTAGCTGTTGGTAATGAACCATTACCTGTTCCGTTGTTTGATCCTACTGGGCTATATGCCATAATTTAACTCCTTGTTTAGAATCCTGACTTATTCCTTCGTGCTTCTACAGCAGCTCTATGGTCAGGATTACGTTTATAATCTATACTTCTTGCTTCTAGTAGATATTCATCTACATTATTAAAAGGTCTATCAGCAGTATTAACTGTTCCTCCACCTTCGATAACTCTATCTGGAGACTTACCGTTAGCAGCAACATATTGTGCTTGTAAACCTTGTACAGCGAGTTTAGCTAGATTCATATCTCCTGAAAACAATGCAAGATTAAATGTCTTCAATTGTCCTTCATCCATATTATTTCTACCCCACTCTTGTAACTCTGAATAAGAATCTTCACCACCAACTACATTGAATATTTCTTGATTGTTCTTCTCTTGAAGTGCTGCATGTCCTGCGACTAGCAAATCAATGTGTTTCAAATCACCTTCACTTAGTTGTGCTTTAGTTTCTTCTGAGAGTTCACCATTTAAAGCTTCTTCAACAATGTCATCTAATGTCATTTGAGTATCTGAAGAAGTCTCACTTTCTTCTTTCTTCTCGATTGCCATTTCTGTACTTACCTTAGATTCTATCTGTGGAGTATCTACTTGCTCGATAGATTGAGATTCTACCTGCTGAGTTTCTTCACTTTGAACTTCTGGTGTTGACGATGTTTCTACTGGTGCTGCTGTATTTTCATTTTCTGCCATTTTCTAATCCTTGTTAGTTAATGTTATTTTTGTTCTTCTTGTGCTGATGCTGCTGCATTAATAGCAGGACCAACAGCTTGTTGTTCTAACTGAGCTTGTTGCTGAGCTGCAGCTTCTTGTTCTTGTTGTTCTTGAGATTTAACAAGTTCACCTGTATTTACATCAAGTGAATAAGCCATACGTGATAGTACTTCTGATACATTTAAATATTTACCGATACCTTCTGGACCTAATAAAGCTACTGCTCCTTCCATGAAAGTTTGTAATGATCTAAATTCTGTACCTCTACCTAACGCAGCACTACCTGTTGTTATCTCTAATTCTAAATTATCTTTAAGAATGTTTTTAATTGATCCTTTCTTAACTAATCTTTTTAAATAAAGACGTACTAGAGGATTTTGTAAAACATTAGATAATGTACTATAAATACCACCAAGTGCTACTTCTAGTTCTTGAGATACTCTTCTTATTTCTTCTGCTGTAACTCTTTCTGCATTCCTTCTAACAGCACTATCTAATAAGAATAATGTTGCTAAATCTGTTCTGAGTACTTCAGCTTCTTGTTGTGTTACTGTAAGATCTAATCTCTTATCAGCTTGTAATGTTGCTACATCATCAGGCATACCTTGTATCGCATCACCTGATTTAGCTTTAGCAAGTTTAGTAGGTGTTAATATAGAATTAGGTTTAACTAAGTATATTATTCTAGCTGACTCACTAGCTGCTTCTAATGTTGATTGTCTAAGTCCTTCATAAGATTGTAAATCACCTATGAAATCTTCACAATAACTTCTACCAAAATCTTCACCTCTATCTACGAAAGGTACAAATATAAATGGTAACTCAGCTTTCTTATATGAAGCATCAGTACCTTTTATTTTACTACCTTTAACTTCTTGAATAGAATCGTATTTATCTTTGTCATTTAACATAATTAATGTATAAACATCTAAATCTACTTTACCATCTTTTTCTTTATCAGTTAAAGTAGTAACTATATTTTCTCTTACATCACTAGGTAATTCTAAATAATTAATCTTTTCTTTAATTACTATCTTTAGTACTACACCTGATTTACTACGTTTAATACCAAATTGAGTTAGGTTAAAACACTGAGGTTTCCCTGTGTCTGGTATTTTAATCAATGAACTACCACCAATAATACCTTGTTTTAAAACTTCAACAAGTACAGATCTTAACTGTGATGTTTCCATTTCATTTATAATACCTTTCTCAACTACATACATAGCTTCTTGTACTTGACCTTCAGATGCTCCTGAGTTCTTTATATTCATTGCATTCATTCCTAATTTAAAGAATGCTGTTGCAGGTGGGAATAAAGATAAGATCATCTTATTTGCTAGATTGTTAACACCTCGTGCACCGAGTGACTGATACGGTGTTGCATAGTTATTAGCTGATGTATCACCATCACCTTCAGGATATACTTGAGGTAATGTTAATCTACTAGCTTCTTTAGCTCTAGTATGGAATGGTTGTCTTACATCTTCCATTTTCTTGTATTCAGCACTTGCTGATATATCTTGTATACTTTTCATCAAGCCTCCTATAGCTGAACACCTGTACCTTGTTTCTTAAGTCCACCAATTCCTAGTGAAGATGAAGGTCCAATTGATTTTGGTTTAACTGTTTCTTCTTTTTCTGTATCAAACTCTAAAGGATCTTTACCAAGCTTTATCTTAGCTGTAGCTTGTCCTTTCTTAGCTGTTCTTTCTGCTAATCTAATCTCAGCATCTTTTCTTGATTTTTCAATCTCTGCAGCATTCTGTGCTGCCTGTGCTTCTAGTTGTTTCTCTTCAGCACTCTTTCCAATACCTAAAAATCCACCCATATTACCTCCTTATATAACAATGAAGGAAGGTTTAGGTGTACCTGTTCTTTCCGCTTCCTTATTATGTTTACTTATAAAAGCCTGAGCTTCTTTGTTGTTTTTAAATTTCATGACATTTCCATAATCAACCATAATCCTAACTATTTTATCAGGTTCAGCTTCTTTTATTTTAATACCATCACTATCTTTTTTACCATATTTTCTATCTCTTTTACTAGTTGCTTTTTTCATTACTACTCCCAGAACCAATCATTCAGATAATCCATGAATGATATGTAATCACTATTACGAAAATCTTCTATTATTTCTTGGAGAGACATTGTTCCTCCCAACCTTTTATAGTATCTGGTAATACAGTTAACATCTCATATGGATCATATACCATATCAAACTGCATTAACATCTGTGAATCTGCGTAATGTAGTATTCTAGCTTGACCTATTTGTTCTAGTAGTCTAGCTTTTGCATCTTCTTTATATACTTTAAAATATAATTTATGACATTCTTCTAATAACTCTACTTCATTTTTACAATCTTTAAGAGCTTTAGCAGCTTTAACTTTACCAATCTTAGGACAACCTTTATAACCATCAACAGCATCACCCGTTAATACCTGTGTATAAAGAAAATGTACAGATTCTAAAGGTGTTGGTAAGATAAATTTCTTCTTCTTAAAACACCACTGTTTAGTAGGTATAGTAAATAAATCTTTATCTTGTGAGTATATAGCAAACTCTCCTTTAGAAAGTTCTTCTGGTACAGTACCATACATACCCATAACATCATCAGCTTCTAATTCTTCAAGCATAATAGTTTGATATCTCTCTGCATTATCTAACATAAACTGTCTCATTGCCTTTAATCCTAAAGGTTTTCTGATATGTTTACGGTTAGCTTTATATGTAGGAAAGAATCTTTTTCTAAAATTAGCTGAGTCAGATATAGCAAATACTATTTCTTCTCTTTTATATTTAGTTTTCTTAGCTATGTTATCTAATTCATTTTCTATTAATCTTTCAGCAGACTCCATATCATATGATTCCATTACTTCATCACCAAAGACTGTTATATCTTCAGTAACTCTACCTATTTGAAATAATACTATATCACCATCTACCATTAAAGTTCTACTCATTTTAATTCCTTAATTAAAGTCCTAGTTTTGCAGCAATTCTACTTAGCTGTCCTTTTCTCTTTTTCTTACGTTGTTTAGCTTTACCTTTACCTGAAAAGTTAATCAGCTCTGCTAATGATTTCTTCTTTTTCTTCTCTGCCATGGTTCCTCCTTAAATACTCGTTTATTATTTGCATTGCAGAGTTAGCTGTAACTTCTGCACTTACTGTATTATTTATTCTATTATCAAATGGGTAATTATCTAGAGAAGTTTCAGTGATATCTTTTAATCTATGTATATCTACATTGTCACCACGCTGTGCTCCTTCTAATCTAATTAGTATACCATTATCTCTAAACCAATTTGCTTCATTCTCAAACCTTACATCATCACATATAACTATCTCTGCTTCAGAATTTTCTAATTCTTTTACAGCTTGATGTAACCAGAAATCAGGATCTTTACCTCTACCCCACATACCTAAAGCAATAAGTAATGGTCTATCTTTTTCTCCTACCATATCAATATCAAGCATATCATAAACCATATCTTGTAAATTTTTAATTGGTTTAGCTAATGATACAACTTCACAGTGTATATGATTAAACTGTTTACATATTATATTATTAGTCAAGGTAGTTTTACCACTACCCATCTTACCTGAAATACCTATAAATAATTTACTCATTGTGATCCTTTGGTAATACTGTTAATTTTAATTCTCTATCATCTTGTAAATCTAATTCTGTATCAAAACATATTTTAACACCACGATTATATTCATAATCCCTAACCATAGCTGTAACATGCTGTACTAACTCTTCTACGAATTTATTATCATCTTCTGTTATCATTCCTTTTTCCCTTGGTTAAATCTTCTCCACCATTTCTTAGCAGTTTTCTTAGGTATATTAGCTCTCTCAGCTAGGATTTCATAGGAACAACCTGACCATCTCCATATGTATCTAGCTTTAGATTCTTTTGTTTTTATATCAATAAACCTTAGTACATTAGTGGGTTTCATCTAACTTCCATCCTCTAATCCAACCACAAGCTGCACTAAATGATACGTCAAAGAGTCTCGCAAGGTAAGTACCTGTAGGTTTAAATTCATTCCAATATTTCTCAGCTGCTTCTTTCCTCTCTTTATATCTATCTTGATTTGTTAAAATGGCATGTAAAGAACCATCTATACAGTCTAGATGATCTATATTAGAACATGCTCTATTTTTACATAGGTGATTTATCTCGAAACCTTCCGGTATTTTCTTATGATTCATAAATTCCCATATATACCTATGATACATCATAAGTTTACCACTTATTCTTGCTCTGTAATAACCGTCTTGATTTAATTTTCTATTAGTTGGTACTATACATCCAGTATGTATATCTTGCTTGAATTTTACCATTTTATACTCCTAATGTGTTTGTGAGAAATCATCTCCTACTGATGAATCAACATCTAAAGGTATCCTTACATTTAATAATTTACCTGTATTCTGCATGGCTTGTCTCGATAAAGAATCTAATGTTTCATAGTTAATCACTTTAGGATCAAAGGCAATTTCTAATTCATCATGTATGAAAGCAGATTGTTTAAAGTGTTTACCATTTTCATAACCTTCATTCTTTAATAATCTATGAAACTCTACCATCCAGTATTTACATACGATAGCACCTGATGACTGTAATAAGAAGTTTAAAGCACTATGCGTTGAGCGTACTGGTATTCTGCGACCGTCAAGTGACTTAACATAACCTCGGTGTTCAGCAGCTTCTACAACTTTATCTTTTAAAGTCTTAAGCGCAGGTATATTTTTATTATAATTATTCTTTGCTACCTTCATATCTTTAACACTCATACCACATACTTTAGCTAGGTTATTTATACCTGAACCATAAAGATCTGCGTAAGCAAATACTTTAGCTACATCTCTAGTAGCTAATCCTGCAGCTTCTTGATTAGCTGTATGTATGTCTCCGTTAAGTACTGTATCTGCGTACTTACCATCATCATATAA